ACAGTCGCGAGGTAAATAACGTTGTGCACGTGAAACTTTATCACGAACGTCGTTTGCGGCGGGTTTCCCGGGGGCAGGCAAAACAAAAACCCCCGGCGCGTATCACTGCGAGGGGGGTAAACACACAACAAACGAAAACGGAAGTTACTACCAAGGTAGAAAGTTTCCTACAGTATTGCCTATAGCAGTACCATAATGAACAGCCTTATCGGTATCATAATACTTATATTTCTTACCTTCATTACGAGAACGGTACCAATCCTCAATACTACGAGAACGAGCACGTTCACGATTAAATTTAGCAGCTTCAGACTCAAATTCAGCATTTGAATGATTAGCAGCGTTAGAAGCACGGATCAAAGAATCAGCAGTAGATTCAGCAACCTTATTGCTAATCTTTTGACCTTTAGCACGAGCATAAATCAACACTTCATCAGCCAGAACCTTCCGCGCTTGGTTATAATTCAAATGGCCATGAGACATCTGATTGTAATACTCAGAAGCCTTAACATTCAAATCAGCCTGTTGCTGTTGGTCAAGATACTTGTTAAGAACAGTCTTGGCTTCAGCATCAAGCAACTGAGAAGTACCTTGCGCCTGTAGAAGACGTCCGGCAAAAGCCATATTATCAAGTTCCTGCATTTCCTTGGAATAACCAAGCTGGGCACGGGCAAGACCGGTCGCTTTCAAATATTCACGGGTTTCCTTCGTCATCTTGGACCAGTCGACATTAGAAAGAGCCTGCATAGCTTGGGCGTCAGCAAGATTTTTCTGACCTTGCAACTGAGAAACCTGTGCTTGCTGGACTTGGGATTGAAAAACAGAACCAACAGCCTGCTGGATACCAGAATAATCAGACTGGAAAGGTTGCATAACAGCATTTCCAGAAGATGAAGCAGTAGCACCACTACCAGCAGACTGAGCAACACCTGCAGAACCACCATTCATCATCAGATAAGGATTTAAACCAGCATCTTCGAGACGTTGACGCTGAGCAGAAGCAGTGTTATAAGCATTTTCCTTATTCCACATGTTTTCCTGCCAATTGCGCTGCTGTATCGCCATACGTTCGTTAAACTGGTTATTCATCTGATTTATCTTATAGTTCATCTGGTTAGTCTCCCGAACATTTTGTCTATTCTGAGAATTTTGCATCGCAGAAGAACCAACGCCAAGGAGACCACCAAAGACAGAACCAAGAAGACCCATTATTCAGTAGAAGCAGCATCAGCGGAAGCAGCAGCCGCTTTTTCTGCCTCTTGTTTAGCAGTTTCAGCTTCAATCAAATCCTGCGCTTGAGTCTCAAGATGTTCAGCATAAGCCGACAAATCCTTAGACCAAGCAATAATCTCAGAAGGAGACTGGATATGCCGAGAACGAACCGTTGCCAAAAGATCATCATCGGACATTTTATCCATAATCTGCTGAATCTGGGATGCAGACTGCCTGCTTTGTCCGAACTTGGAAGAAACAGCAAGACCGGCACGGGAGGCCAAATCCTTAGTATGAAGAATCAAGCGAACGTCAGACGTATAACGAACCGGACGAGTCTCGTCAGTATCATCAATCTCTACACGAAGTTCCTCCGTGGAATCAAACTGAGGAGCAACCGCAAAAGCATCCGGAGCAACATTGGGAATAAGTCCAGAACCTTGTTCCAGACTATTCGAAGAATTAAATTTTCCAATCATAATTAAAACAAGATTTAATAAGGTACACCATCACGAGACAAATTACGGGCAACATAACAGCCAATATAAGAGTTAACCAAAAGTTGGTCAGTATCCCAAGTAGAATCAGCAGCAACACCAAAAATAGGGTCAAGAACAGAAGGGTTAACCTTGAAGAACTTATAGTTCAAAACAACCTTAGTATTCTCGTTAACATCACCTTCATTATAACCAAAGCCAAACCATCCGGAAAGGAGAGATTCCGTGACAGGAGAAACCCAAGACTTAAGGGTAGTAGTGAAGGCACCATTAATAACATCAAGCTTGGTTTTCCAATTGAAATAACGGGGATTATATCCAGCATTGAACAAATTGACAATAGACGCTTTAGGAGAATTGAAAATTTGTGTCATAGGAAGAACTTCCATACCGATGTTGTCAAACTCCGGAATAGGAAGAGACTCGGCATCAGTTACAAGCAGCTGACCGTCCTGTCCGGTAATTGTATAATCGAGCAAAGGAACAGCATGATAAATACACATAACGACACAATGCTCATCAGCAGTATAAGTGAAAGAACCATTACCAACGCCGACACCCTTACCAGCAATAACGGCAGTATCACCTTCAGTAGCAAGGTTATTATTCACAACCTCACTGATATCAAGGTTACGGGAGATACCACCAATATAAGTACACATATTGGAAAGAGCTTGAGGCAAGTTCACACCAAAATGTTTGCGGATCTGTTCACGATAATCAGAATCACCAGACTGACTGATCTCTTTCCAACGCTGGAGAGCCTCGGCTTGACGAAGCGCAAGAACCGAAAACTTAGAAGCAATATCCTGCATATCGACAGAAAGACGAGAACCAGCATTTATAACTCCTCCAGAAGACAAATCAACACCAATAGGGGAAGTAGCAATCCCTTGATTCATGACGGTCGCAGTACCAACAGAATGAAGTTTACCAGAAGTATCAGCAACTTGAACATTGGAAACTGAAGAAGGAAGATCAATCACAGCAACATCACCAAATTGAGAATTCGGAAGAACGCCCATCAACATGTCCTTGTTCCAATTACAATATTTGAGATCAAACATTGTATCGGATTTCCAGTAATCAGAAGAAACAGTAGGAATATCCGAAGTTGAAATAAATGAGGGAGAAAGACCAGAAAAATAATCCACATTATAAGAAGACGGATTCGCCATTTCCCATTGCGACCAACGGAAAAAGTCCTGATAAATCTTCTGATAAGCAAGAAGCGGGAAAACATTAACATAATTATTTTGAATATACTGCTGAGTAAAAGCAGTATTATCAGAAGAACGCTTCAAAGAAGTAGACCACCAACGATAATCAGTCTCTACTGGAGTACCGATAACATTACCATAACCTAGATAACTCAAAAGCTTAAAAGAAAGGTCCGCACGAGAAAAACCGAACAAATTCCTATGAGAAGCAGTATCGGATGGATTAACATGTCCACCATTAATACGCTGAAGAAAGGTACTTATAGTAGCCAAAGAAAGAGAAGGCAAATAAGTCCCTAAAGCCAAATTCCTTGTCAAAGACAACGCTTGGATCTGATTAATATCCTGCATCTGAGTAAGAACAGAAGGCGCGGACTTCCAAAGAAGACGCAACGGTACAGCATAAAAATCAAAGTATTCACGCAAACGGGTATAAGCAGAAGTTTCAACGGGCTGAGTACGAGTAAAATACTCAACATTAAACTTATACTTATCACCGGGCATGGAAATATCCCAGTAGACAGGAAGAAGCTCACCAACTTTCGCGGTAAACGCATTTTTACGTCCAATGTCAAAGCCAGAACGGTGAGGGTGATTCTGGAGATTGGACATTCCAGTGTAAGAAGCCATAAAAAAATAAATTAGTTAAACATATTAATCTTGGTAAGAATAAATACCAGACAAATCGTTCAACCTCTTGTGTTTGACCTTATCCCTGCATTTAGTCAATGCAACAGCAGCCAAGCGACGAACAAGAGGAAGATTTTGATAATCGGGCTCCGCTTTCTTACCATAGTCAATCCTATTATAACGAAACGAATAGTTACGAAGCTCAAAATCAACCAAATCCTTATCATCGGAATCTTCCAAAGTCTGATAGAAATCAACCAGACGATTATAGTCATACCGATTCCAAAAGGATACTATTGATTCGGAGAGGATTCGAAAAGTTCTGTCTCGACACGCAAAGCAGCCGGCATATCGTTCGGACTCGGGATAGAAGTTTGCTCCGAGCTCATCATAGTATGTCCGAAAGAATTTAGACATCGAGAGAAAGAATCGATAGCAGCGGGATAAGCGAAAATCCGGATCCAAATTAACACCATCATAGAGACGGCATTCAGAAAGAACAAGAACATCACCATGCGGTAAGTTTTCCTTTGGCACAAAAAAATTTCTTGAAGAGTGTTCCTTTCCATAATTATCTATATAATTTAAATACTGTTTACAAAAAGACAATAAACTCTGCTTAGACAAAGGATTGGGGCTAAAAGGGTCCAATCCTAAATCACCACATCCGCTACGAATGACTCGTTCGGGCGCTGTGAACGCAGCAGAAAGTAACTGGTAAATACTCGATGAAGATTTACGAATAGCATCCGAAAATCGGGGGAATAATCGAAGGAGATACGGCCACGAAGGTTTAATTGTCCGAAAATAGCCGTCGCGTTCAACGCGGACTCCATTAAGGCACTTATCGGCAACTTCGTCAATTTCGGCAATTCGTACCTTTCGAGGAAAGAGATTTGACTCTGTAAATCCAATGGAATGGAAGGATTTAGGTCGCACCACTTTTGGCATCTGCGTATAAAAGTCGGGTAAAGCGACAAAGCTATTAACATACGACGCAACATACGGAGCTGCGAATCCTCTCGAGAGTGACGCATCACAACGACCGTAAGACCAAGCTTTAGATACATTTTCAAGAACAGTTCGCGAGAATCGTTCGGAATTGGAAAACAATAACAGATGCCAATGCGGGCGGAAACTGGTAGGGCCATATTCTGATACAGCGTAGTAACGTAATTTTTCATCTGGGTAATAACTTCTTAAACGTTTCAAAAATAAATCAAGATCACGATTACATATATAAGGAATTCTGTTTGGAACATTATGCTTAACCTTACCAAGAATAGACAATAACTCTCTGGAAGTCATAGGACAGGAAAACTTTACATCGGGGTCTTTAAATGTACGCTCGACAGTAGAGTTTTTCAACTTAACAGAAGCGGAACGAGGAACGCTGCGAAAACCAAAAAGATAACGATTAGGGTCACAAGGGTCCAAGTCATTAATATCGGGAAAAACGGAAACATCCGCAATATCATCCGTACAAGTCTCAACAACCGAAACTTCCAAAGTAGGAAGAAAACAAGGAGCATAAGTGAGAGTAACAAAATATACATAACGGAATTGGGCAGAATAAGAAGTGAGAAGATTGGTCTGAATACCAGAACGACGAAGAATACAAGACGGACAAGAACCACAAGAAACAACAACAGGCTCGTGCGTGTACTTATTAATAACCGTACGAGGATTCTGACAACGAGTCACTAACTTATTCTGCAATTCCTTGGTAATCATTTTCTATCTGTAAAATTAAGTTCCATTTGACGAGGACTACGACTACGAGCAAAAGAAACATGAACAAAAGTACGATACTTTATAAGTTGATCAAAATTAAAGGGAGAACCCTTTATCATCGAAATAAAATCGTCAACGGAAAAGTCGACAGGTTTGAGATCAATGGCATCACCAGTCAGATGCTGAGATGTCCTAGAACCATTACACGCCTCATTCTGAGATTCAGTACGAAAAGCGGAGGTAACGGTGAAATGAACATTGTGGCGAAGAAGCCACTCGACAAATTTCATCAATACCGGATTCATGACTTACGAAAATATTTGAGCAATAGACGTGAGAAGACTAACAGCAGCTGCAATAATTGCAGACCAAATTTTAGATTTAGTTTCACTTTTCATCAGAAATAGCATTAAAGGTTGAACACTGAGAAATGATAATAACGCAATCCGGAGCAAGAACCGAAGAAACAAAGGAAGAAACTTCATCAACCGCAACGAGGACGGTCTCGTTCTGGTTAGGATTGACTTTTGATTGAACAGAACACAAATAATACTTTTCCATAATGTTAAAAAATTAAATTAGACATTGTTTTTTAAAGACAGGGCAAAGATATAAATAAAAGATTAAGAAAAACAAATACCAACGTAAATATTAACATTAATAAACAATAAGCTATATGGGTGGCAGGCTGGTCTGTGAGTTTGCGTATATAAGACAAGGGGAGACTGAAAGCGATGAGGTAAATCGCTTTCCCATTCGGGCAAACTCATGTAGGCTTCGCCAAAACAATTTTAAGGGGTATAGCAGCGACAGAAGAAAGGAGCTCTCCGAGAGATTGCATACGCGTTGCAAGCGTCAAGCTTCCAGAAGGGCAGTACTATAGCCTAACGGCTCTGATTTCAGTCCTAACGTCCCGAAATTCAGAAGGTGTATAACCACGCTACGCGCGGTTGCCGAAAGTTACTCCAAGCAACAAAACCCGACGCGTATCACTACGAGTCGGGGAAAAACACAACAAACAAAAAAAGAAGTTAATACCAAAAGAGAAAGATTTCTACAGT